GACTACGAAGGCGTCGGATACTTGCGACGATCAAAAATCCGCAAGGGACGCGAACGCGAAACCATTAGTATTGAAAAACAGCGAGACGCGGTAAACGCCAAGGCGGCCGAGATCGGCGCGACCAAGTTCACCATCTACGAGGACGCCGGCGGACATCGCTCTGGGCGCACTACGCACAATCGCCCCGACTGGGTGCGACTGAAAGAGGCGCTCAAGCACCCCGAGTGCAGATTCCTGGTCGTCTTCATGATCGACCGGTCGGCACGCAGCGTGCGAGAGATCGGCGAACTGGTGGACACCTGCAAGGAAAGCAATAAACGATTCGTGACCTGCTGGGATGGGATCGATACTGACCGCACCGGCTTTACCGCTTCGGCGATTCTGGATATTAACTCACGCGCCATGGTAGCTCAGTACCAGAGCGACAATACCTCAGACCTGATGAAACAGACGTCTGCCTACTTCCGCGATAAATTGATGCTGCCATGGGGGATGTGTCCTTTTGGCATGAAGCGAGGCGGGAAGGGGCAGGATGCGTATTATGTGCCACACGATAAGCATGGCAACACAGTTCGGTCGATCCTGACCTGGTATTCCGCTGGTCTATCCTATGACGCTGTGGCGATCAAGGCGAACGATCAGCAAATGCGACATGAAGGGCGCGACCATCTCCCTAAGCGCTTTAGCCGCGAGGTTATTCGAAGTATTGTAGGGAATGTGCTCTTCTACGCAGGCTATGCGATTGTGGGTCAACGCTTCCGCTCGAAGAACGCCCGCATCATTCTGCACGGCGAGGGTACCTACCTTCAGCGATACGCGACTGCAATGCACGCCCAACGCGGTCCAGCGATTGAACCGTTGATCGACGAGATGCAGGCCTGCGCCGTCATCGAGAGGCGGTTCAAAAACCAGCTGGTCGGCCGGAAGGCAACTGAATGGGTTGCATTATTAACGCCGATTGCATATTGGGGCGATGTCCGCCTGCGGGCCGACGTCAGTCATGGTCTGCATTATTACCGTAGCCGTCGCTCGGGGCCCTATATCGATGGTGACCGCGCCGATACCGAGATCATCCAGCACATGGCCGGCATTCAGTTTCCGCCGGAGATGCGCGACATGATTCGACGCTCAGTGGCCGAGCGCGTCGGAGATGAGCGCAAGCTGAAAGCGCGACGTGATATCGATACCTTTAGCCGGCAGATGGAAGTGTTGATGGACTTATTGCTATCTGGCCAGGTACAACGCGAGCATTACAACACCCGTTATGCTGAGCTGGAGCGAGCACTCAGGGTCGCTCAGTCCGAGTTGGTACGCGAGGATGATGTCGATAAGCTCATGAATAACCTGAACGATCTTTCCAGTGCCATAAAGCAAATGCGCGACATCAATAAGAAGAAAGCCCTCAGCAAGCTGTTTGAGAAGATCGAGTTTAGTGACATGGGGGAGATTAGTCGGTTCCACCTCAGGCCATGGGCACAGCAGGCCTGGGGTGAAATAGTATTTGCGTACCGGTTGTACGCTCGCACTGAGGCCATCTTTCAGGCCAATAGTGCCCCCGGTGAGCGACGGCTACAATCTTGGCCTGAAGATGTGGAATGGTTGATCGAACGGACCGCATAAAAAGCTTATGATAATGCCCCTTATCGAAAGCGACCGCTCGACGACCGTGACCAGCCCGACCTTAGTACTAAGCGCCACGGCCCGAGAGGCCCTACAGACCGCGAAATGCGCCCCTTCCCCGGCATTTCTGGCCCTATGGAGTATTTTACACAACAATGGTTTAGTAAAATACTATTAAGCGGCCCAACGACTGGGCGCTCCCCTGCCGGACTGCGACTAATGGCCGATTAGCGTAAATTGGGCGGCTCTGGCAATTCCATCCAGTAGTCTGGTGCAACCGTTGTCCAGTAATCGTATGCTGATCCCCAACCGATAATAGTGATCCCGTTTTCTATAACCTCATGCGTGCTCAGGATCGCAAATGATGGTCCGCATTCCTGGCCACTGTTCATGGAGAGCGCCAAAACCGGCTGCCCCAGGAGTGGTAAACGGTCACTTGTTTTTATCCATTCCATTTCACGCCTCAGCGCTCTCCCACGCGGCCAGATTCGCCGCGAGATATGCCCGGCACGCATCACCTGATGCATCCCACGTTTCACCGTTAAAAATCGTCATAGCGACTGAGCTATTGAGCACCGTGGTGGAGATGCCACTGAACTGATTGATGACCGCGACCAGGTCGGACTTCGATGGTTTGCTGGACCACTGCGCACATCCGATGAACGCCGTTTTCGCAAGATTCATGCGATAGTGCCAGAGCTGGTATGGTTGCTGCTCGGTGATTTTGTTGAGTGTTTTAACGGCCTTATCGATTGCCGTCTGCTGAGCCGCTGAGACTCCCCCCGCGAACGCGCCAGAGAGTTCCACGAGTAAATATCCAATCCACATCGTTACACCGCCCTCGCCATTTGCGCGACTTCAGCAGACGTCGCTGCGCGGTTGAGCAACATCGCGTATTGCAGTGATCCACTAAAAACGAACGATGGTGTTTTGATCGATGCACCGATGCAGCACCGATCAGAATTTAGACTACCCGACCACACACCAAGACCGGATAATACGCCGGCAGGAACTCCATTCACAAATGCCTCGACGCTATCGCCAGATTTGCTCCACGTCAGAGCCGCGTGGAACCAGTTCGTGGTGGATACAGTCACCCCCGGCGACCTCCCGACGCCACCCGCAAAATACTGGAATGTCAACGAGTTTATCCCCACCGCTTTCTGGATACTGAACTCATTCGAGTTCGCTGCTACAGCAAATCGCGCGAAATAGCGGAGTACTCCATCCGACCAAGCCGCCGCCGGAATTTTTGCAAAAATTCCCAACGTGCCCTCGGTGCCATTCAATGCGGTCGCCAGCGACGAGCTATAGACATTCGCGTAACTCGTCGCGCCGTCGTACCGTGCAGACGTGAATCTATCCACGCCCGGCTGCGCGAGTTGCACGCCGGTGTAAGTGCCATTCCTGCCATCCCCGCTTGCGTCCCGGCACACCGTGCCCGACGCCTCGCCCTGCGTCCACAGACCGATTATGGACGCACCGAACAGCGCGAGCATCCGCTGAGTGTACGTGCTCCGCCGCTCTGCCCTGCCCAAGATCGCCCGGTCTACCACTGCATTACCTGTTATCCTCATGCCGCCTCCGCCAATTTGCACTAATCGTCCCTTACCGCTAACTCAGCTAATGCTTTGCGACGAGTGTTAGCGTCGTCGTAGTGGCCTGCGCGGATCCCATTTTGACCTTGATATCCTGAGCACCGATAAAATCTAGAATATCTACCACGGTAAAACGAGATCCCGCCAGTGTGGTCGTGACCAGATTGCCGAATTCATCATATATGTCCAGGTACGTGGTGCCGGCAACGCAGACCTCCCAGCTCGCCGTAGTCCCAGTGATGGATGCCGGCGTGACTACCCCCACTAGGGTTAGGCTCCCCAGGTCGATTGCCTGCGACTCCTGCGCGCCGGAGTTGATCACGGCGTCTACCGTGAACGTCGGCGATAGCTCGCCATAATATGGAACCGTTGTGCTTTTCATGTCTTCGCTCCTTTTATCTAATGTACCCACACGTCTGCCCTTAGCGTCCCCGAGCCGAGATCTACAGCGGAGGCTGTCATATTCAGCAACGTTACCGTCACTGTGTTCGCGCTTGTGACAGCACCGATCAACAAACAACCTGCGGGGACCGCAATCGAAAAACCAACCGTGACAGTGTTACCAACCGCCGCACCTGTCACGGTTAATGTTGTACTTGTGTATCCCCCCCCTGCAACGTTCGCTGGGTTCCACGTCGCCGTACCAGACAAATGCATAGTTACGGACGCGCCTCCCCCAACCGACCACTTGCCCCCCTGCCGGTAATCTATTACTGCCGCCGCGTTGACATATAGCGGTTTGTCTAAATCATTTTCTCCCAGGATTGTTTGTAGCGTGGCAGCCGCGCCCAGCAAAATGGATTGCGCAGAGGGAGTATTGGCTGTTCGGCAGCTCTCGATACTGACGCGCGCTGCTGCGTTTATGTAAAATGGTTGGCTCTGATTGTACGTGCGACAGCCCAGAAAATGATATGTGCCTGCGCCAGAAACCATATACCCATAGTTTGAATTTACCTCTGCGTCACACCCGATAAGCACAATTACTCCATTGACAAGTGTATATCCACCACTCGCGTTGTTGTCAGCGTTACAATCAATCAATACAGAATTTGCTACTCCCGCAATATGCCATCCCCATCCATTCGTTTGATTCGCGTAACAATTGATGGCCGTAACTTGATTTAATACGTTTGTGGTAGCAAGAAGAAATCCCTTATCTCCTGAATCTCGTCTCACGTCTATCATCACAACATCTATGCCACTTGCACCCGTCAGATCAACTCCCGATTCGCCATTTTCAACATATAGATGACTTAATGAGACATGGGTGACATATCCGCTAATATGAATACATGCTCCGCTCCCCCCCGCTGGGGCGCCTGATATTCTCATGTTTTCGATGCCCAGGCTTCGAATCGGTCCCGTCAGGATGGCAACTCCTCCAGCGACATTGGTGTTTTGGATTGCCGTCACGGCCCTGCCAGAACCCCGCAAGATTGTGCCGTTAAGATTTGTCAAGTCGATTGGTGCTGAAATGTTATAAATACCAGGCGGGAAGAATACTTCACTACCTGCGGCGGCTGTCACGGCAGCCTGAATCGCTGCCGTGTCATCTGTAGCGCCATCTCCAACCGCGCCATAGCTTTTGACGTCGTAGCCTTGTCCACCGCTACCGCTCGGGACCTGAATCGTGGTTAGCCCCGCAACGACATCCTCAATCTCTCCAATGCGGCGCGTCATCTGGACTTGAAACCGATCAATGTTGCTCATATCGAATATTTCAGCTTCCCGTCTATTTGCTCTTTCCCAGATTCAACCGTTACGCTCAATGTATCGACTCTACAATTCATCTGCATGTCGTTCGATATTGCCGTCAGTTTATCTCCCCAACCCCAATCCACGCCATACTCAGCGCCAGGAATGGACTGGATCGTTCCAGAGAACGTGATTGATGGCCTCCCCTTCCTTAATGCGGTCGCAGCCTCATAGTTGCAACTCGCTGTGGTCGTCGCGTTCGTGTTCGACACCCATCCCTCGCGCCTTCCGAAAGGTGATCGTTTAATCCGTACGGGGTCCGATGCGGTACCAATCAATTGACTCGTGCCAGTTCCCTGTCCGCCTGCATAGATGTATGTCTTTTCGTTCGAGTAATCGTATTCCAGGGACGGATTGATGAGGTTTCCGCGTTCCTCAGACAGAACTACTGCTGGGTTCCCGGAGTTGTATGTGTGGTCATTCCCGCGTTGGCCGGTGTATGTTCGCAACACAAGGCCAGATCCAACCTGCGTCACATCAAAAAACAATGGTGTCGGAGTGGTGTCGTGATCTGCGCTTGCTTGTGCAATCTCCTGGCACGTTCGCAGTACATATGCCCGTGCGAAATCCTTGGTGATGGACGGCGCTTTCGACATGTCCGCCTGAACGCTGATATAGGACGACAGGTCCCGCCCGGCGTCGAGCACCAGGGTTCCCAGCGACTCGCGGCAAATGGCCTTGATCATGTTATCCGCAGCCGCTGTCTTTTGTGCATACGCAGACCCAGATGCCGCAGCAACAATACGACCCTCGAGCAATGCTACTGGCCGTGTCGCGCGAATCTCGTGTAATCGTGCGCCGTTTTCAGTGTATGCTCTCACGTAATTGATTAGCCATGGAGCATCCGATTCCAGCGCAAACGGCGCACCATTGACGCTACGCATCACCTGTAATCGCGCGTCCTGGGTGAAATAATCCAACGGTAGCGCTGCTGGCATGGTCAGCGTCAATGCTCCGGCATCATTCACCACGAGGGTATACACAAGACGTGTCCATTTCTCGATCAGAACTCGATTGTTCCCAAATGGATCATATAGCCACAGTTGATATGTAGCGCTCATTAATCAGCGCTCCAGTTTCGATTACGCCACGCGAGCGAACATATGTTTACCGTCGGGCTTCCCGAATTGGTTTTTATAAGCAGCCCGATGTCATTACTTCCCGGCAACAATGACCATGTCGACAGGTCCGATGATGGCAGAATATATCCAGATACATCGCCATAGTATGCTGAATGCATGGATTTTTGACCTGGCGTAAGATCTAGCGTGACCGTGTCTCCGCTTGCCATGACATAGTTCACGTAAATCATTTTGCCTTCGGTGTAGTTATACAAACCGCGTATCCGCAACGTGCCGCCGGTAATATTGATTGTCAGAATTGGATACGCGCGCGCGGTACCCCCATTCGTTACCGTAGTATGACCTGGTGAAACCGCCGATCCACTCGTGCTAAATCCGATATAGAGATTCCCGTCACTATCAGATGCCATTCCGCGCACGGCTGGCGAGCCTGGTAGATCGATATCTTCTGGGACAAATGCACTTCCGTTCCACACCGCAATCGGTGAGGTTAGAGAAACCTCACCCGCCGTCATAAACACTACTCCACCAACGTATAGTGTTCCATCTGCTGTAACCGCCATAGAGCGCACAATTGTTACGCCATCATATGCAGCCCCACCAACGCCGCTACCCAGCGGGTATAGCCCCACTCCATTCCACCTGCACACCCTCAGCGCGGTGGCGCCGTCTGCGACCCGGAACGCGCCGCCGATGTAGACGTTTCGGTCACGTCCAATGGTCATGCAATATGGCGTATCATCTACGCCGGTTCCCAATGCAACCCATGTGCTCCCGTTCCACTTTGCTAGTTCAGTTGCCGAAACACCTCCGATCAGCGTAAACGTTCCGCCTGCATAAATCTCCGAAGTGCCACGCGCGACGAGCGTCACAACGGGATTGTTCGCATTACCAACACTAACCCATGCACTGCCATTCCATTTGGCTATATACGCCGTGTTGGCAATTGGGTTTATTCCGGCATCCAACGCACTTGAGAAATTCCCGCCCACGTACAATGTCCCGTCTGGCAATAACGCCAGTGCGCGAACGTCATACGCGCCGCCATATGCCGCAAGCCCCCCGCCAAGGGCTGTTAAAGCAGTGCCGTCAGAGTTATAACGCGCAATACCCCCCAGCCATGTTCCTGGCGACATAGCCGTCTCAAATGCACCCGCAGCATAGACATATCCACCGCCGCAGACAATCGCTTTCACTATTCCGTTGACGCCGGCCCCATTAACAGCGTGCCATGCCGACCCATCCCAGTATGTGATGTGATATACCGTTGTGCTACCCGCGATGGTGAAATCGCCCCCCACCCATAGATAGCCAGTAGATGGATCAAGCGCAATGGCATACACCTCACCATCCAACCCCCCCATCGTGCTCCACACTCCCCCGGCGGTCTTGCGGAGGATATAGTTTGCATTCGCTATGGTGGTGTTTCCCCAAAGTGATACAGTTGAATCGCTGACCGCGCGCCAGTAGGGATCGTAGCACGTGAAACGCAACGCGAAACGATTGAACGTCAGCCCGTCCATCTCCGTGTCGATTCCGGCCTCGTAATAGAGGGGGATTTCGTATGTCGTTCCAGAGCCGTCGTAGCGCAGCCAGACCGGCACCTGCACTGCCGTCGCGTCGCGATTGAGTTTACCGATCAATGCCTTCTTAAGTGCGTGTAAATTCGCCAGTGACGTGCCCTGCATCGCACAGATAATCTGAACAGATTTGGATTGAACCAGCGAGCGTTGGAACATCGAGCCATCCAGCAACGCGTAGGGAGTCGCGATATTGGTGACATCCGGCATTCCTAAGCCGATCACACGTTCTACGATCAGCCCCAAGCTGCTCAGAGTTGAAGACCCTCCTGCCGCATCGATCAATGTGAATGTTGCCATTATCTAGAGAGTGCCTCCATCATCGCAAAATCCATCGACGGATTAGTCGGCGACGAGCTATAGGTGGGCGAATAGTTGTAATTGTTTGTCCCACCCTGCGCATAGGTGGTGGTAATGATACCGAGAGAATTCATCCTGCCCTGATAGTTCTTGAAATCCAGAATCTGTTTTATCCCGGTCAATGCCTCGATCACCAGGCGTAGCGGTCCCCCTACGCCGATCAGGTCGAGCGCCGCGCGTCCTAGCGTCCCGAAAGGATCACGCTGGACAGAAGTCAATAGATCATCAATAGCTTGCGCAGCGTCCCCTATTCCTGTCGTGAGCGCCGGCACCAGGATCGTCGCGAGCTGATCCACCACCTTGATGACCTCGGGCCCATGTTTCTCCCAGAATTCCTCAAATTCATCCAACAGTTTCTGGAATACGGGCAGTAGATCAGTGCCGATTTTCATTTCTAGCGCAGCCAGACGCAGTTTTGTTTCGTTGACTGATTGCTGGAATTTCTTATCTGCATCAACCTGATCCTGCGAGAGATACAACCCATATTCCTGTGCTTTCTTCTTTAACCCTTCCCATCCCTCTACCTTGTAGATATCCAGCAAATCCAGCATCGCGCCGGCGTTGCGTCCGAAAAGCGCCTGCGCTGCGGAGGAGCGCTCAAACCCTTCCGGTACCTTTAGCAGCGCATCAAAGAGCGCCAGTATCTTTTCGTTCGGGCTGAGTTTGTCGAATTCCTCGATATTGATGCCGAGGTCTTCGAACGCTTTGGAGGTCGCGTCGGTCGCTTTCCCGATGTTGGCCGCGGCGGCCGCGGTGGAGGCCGCAATCGCGTCGATCTGACGCAGGTACTGCTGCTGCATGTCCTGCATCGATTTAGCGCTATCCGCCTGGGCGCGCGAGAGGCTTACCGCGGCGTCAGATGTCATGCGCGCCACCGACTCGCGATAATCCTGTTCGCGCTGCCGATTCTCAGCGCTTAATCGTTCCGTCTGCTTGGAATACTCCGTATCCTCTCGCGCGAGTTGTTCGCGCAGGCGTGCGAGTTTCTTGTCATCCGCAGCTTTCTGGCGATCCTCTTCGGCCTTCGCGGCAGTGGTGAGTTTCTCTTTCTCTTTCTGAGTACGCTGATCCAGTGCCGCAAGCTCCGAATCTCGGGCAGCCTTTCCAAGGTCTGTATTCGCGTTGGCATATTGGCTCAGGATGCCGGCACGATCCGCCGCTGCGCTCTCGTCGACCTTTGCCAGGTCCTCGTTGAGTCGCTCCTGGCGTTGCTGTTGCTGGTCCTGCGTGTCTGCCTGCGCGTCGGAGATGGATTGCTGTAGATTGATGACGGTTTGCGCGTGACTTTCAGCCAGGTCATTCAGCCGCTGATAGTAAGCTGCCGAGGCTGTCTCGTTCTGTTTGCGCGCAGCCTCAAGCGACCGTGTCAGTGCCTGGCTGGCATCCCCTACTGTGCGCGCGAGTGACTGTTCTGCATCCGTCACGGCACGGATATGGTCATCCGCCAGTTGCGCAAGTTGATCGCCGGCCTTCGCGGAGGCGCCGGCCAGCTTGGCCATCGCGTCTTCGCCGTCGTCGCCGGTGTTGCTCAATTTGCGCGAGAGGACCGTGAGGTTATCCGTTAACTGATTAACGTCCATGCCGGCAATGCGCGCACCGGTGGCGAGCGTCGAGCCGAACTCTGCGCTGACACCGGTGACATCCTGCATGTCGTCGATCGTCGTTCCCCAGTTAACCGCTGTCTGCACCGCATTCGCAGCCGCGTTGCCGGCCGCGACAAACGCCGCCGCGACGCCGCCGATAGCGGCAACGACAGCCCCCAGGACCAGGACGATGGGCGCCCACGCCACATTGACCGCGACGCCGGCCGCGCTGGCCACGCCCCCGGCGCTCGCGAATGCGCTTCCGAGCTGACTGACACCCGACCCGATCAGGGGGATTTTCTCAAGTTCGCTGGTTGCGGCGCCCAGGGCCGTCAATGCGTTCCCGATGTTCGACAGGTTTGTCTTTCCGCTCGCTCCCGTCTTCTCGGCCTGGTCCTCCACACCACCCAGGCGCGCGCGGGCCTCTTCACTGGATTTTGCGAGCGTATTCAATGCCCTGGTGGCGTCGTCCAGCCGGCCGCGCATATCCGCAAGCGGCCCATCAACCGCATCTCCCGAGACCGCTGCGAGCGCACTAAACGTATCCGAGACGGCCTTGATTGCAAGTTCGAATTTATCAAGCGACTTGGAGATTGCGGCAATCGTTTGCGATGATTGATCTACCGCTTTAAAGATGAGTTCCAGTTCTTCTCTTGTCGCCACGTTAACCTCTGTGTTTGTATAGCTCGCTACGCAACTCCCATACACGCATCATTTCATCATAGCGTTCAGCGCGCACCTGTGACGGCAGCGCGTGATAGTGTTCACACATTGCCGTCAGCGTGAGTTCGTTTACCAGATGTCCGATGTTCACCCCGGACAATGAGGGTATCTGGTGGATATCTTCTGGCTTGTATTCATCCAGCAGTAGACGGATTACGTCCTTTTCTGGATCGCTGACGTGAGCGATAAAAAACTTTCGGTCAACCCAGTGAGTTGTGCCATTAGTGGCTCGATCAGCTCGCTCTTGAGCCGCATCACAACCTGAGGGGTGATCGGAAGCTTCTCGCCGGCCTTATTAATCAGCGACCAATCGACCAATATCCCACAGATCAGCGCTGCAACGCGCTCGCGCGGATCGGTGTAGCGCGCAGAATCAAATGTGTTTCCAAGCGTGGCGAACGGTAGCACGTCGAACCACTCCTTATACCCACCGCCTGCCGGCACACGCACAATTTCATCTTCTGGGATGTAGCGTTTATCCATTAGATAGTGCTCCGTGTAATACTCGGAACGTCGAAGGTGACTTCATACGTTGCGAAGTCCTTCCCCTCGGCGTCGCCGGATGGGTACGGATGACTCACGATGTAGCCCGTGCCAGTCGTAAAGCGGAAGTTTCCAGTCGTGCCGCCTTTCGGGCTGAAACGCAACTGAACGGGCGTAGAGGGTGTTGCCTCGTATGCAGCGGCAATCGTCGCGTAGTTATCGTCGGTATTTTCGCTGTACAACATCTTGGCCTTGATTTTCAGGTCGTCTTTCGTGCCTGGCGCCAGGATTGGCGTGCCGGTGCCAAAGGTGAATGCCTTGACGATACTGGTATCGCCCCCGGAAATTTCCAGCGAGTTCGCGACACCGGAAATGTCGATTGCGCCCGTGGGCCAACCCGACGTAGAAATTTCGATCTTCTGATTGCTGAGCGTAAAAGCCCCGGTTGTTTGTGCCATTCAAATCACCTCATTCACGGTTAAAACCGCATCTACTCCGTAGTATTGATTACCCCCGCCGGCGGGCCACTCAAACACCCCCGGCGTCATACTCACCAGCTCAACTGTCATCTTGTTGCCTTGTATCCTGTTTGTGCGCAGCCAGTCCACGTACCCAACCATGTAATCGGCCAGATCAGGCTCGTATTCCGCTAGGCCCTCGCCCTGCCCTACCGCCTTCCACAACAGCAGGTCATGTACCGTCCAGCGCACGGTCATCGCCGAAGTTGCGCCAAACGTGCTGCCTTTCGCGGTCGCATCGCCCTTGTGGATCAGCGACAGAACCCGCACCGGCAGATCGGCGCTATGCGTTGACTGCTTCAACGTGCTGAGCGCTAGCCCCGTCACCGGAATCGTCCCGGCTAAAACGGAGGCCGATGCGAGCGTAGCGAGCGTTTGTTTTATCTGGCTCATCGTTCGCCTCCTTCAGGACCGCGTAGAAATCCTCCGGCCCCACGTACTTGCGCGTCTGGTGCGGGATATAGAACGACGTGTCCACCCAGTGCGGGATGCCGGCTTTCTCACACAGCACGCCGAACTCGAAATCCTCACTGCGCTGGACCTCGCTCGCTTCGTTGTAGCTGTAGCGGAAGAACAGCCGCTTCGTGCCGGCCACCTGGAGCTTCAGCAATGCGCTCTTGCGAATCGCGATAGCGCCGGTTCCGACACACATGCACTGCATCAGGCCGTTGGTGAAGTGGGTCGTCACGTCAAACCCATTGCCATCCGGCGAGCGGATAAAGAAGCACGGGTCATGCGGCAGGCTGCGCCGGAACGCCAGGGCACCAACAATCTCGTGCGTAGCATCTACCTGGCTGGCCAGGCGCACGACCACGTCACGCGGCATCATGTGGTCGTTATCCAGCATCACCAGCACGTCATCGTCGCCCCTGGAGTGCTTCAGAAACACATCGACGATGTTGTTGCGCGCCTGGTCGGTGCGGGTATAGGACATCGGAATGCGAATGTACCCGGCCACCGCGCACACGCCGGCGATATCCATCACATTCGCGACCACCTCGTTATCAACGCTGCGCTCCAGCAGCATCGCCCAGTAAATGCTCAAGCGTTTGCCTCCATAAACTGCTGATGGCTGGCGCGGAAAGCATCAAACTCCCACGGCTCAACCGCTTCTTTTGCCAGGTACGGATGTAGAGGCGCCGTCAATAAAGCGCGGAAACCGCTCTGAATTGCCTTGGGCGTGTTATCGATCAGCCCTTGTGACCACTCGGAACCTGTAATGATGTTGACGCCCATCCTGCGGATCGCCTGCGCCATCGCCCCAAAGCGCTGCTGGAAGTCAGATGAGAACCAGCTGAAGATCAACCAGTTCAGTGTCCTTGGCTGAATCATGTCCATCACTTCCGCGAAATAGCTGTAGATGTCATGCACTCCACTGCCCGGCCAGCTGGTGTACACGGGGTGCAGACTCAGCCAACACTCATGTGCCGGGTGCATCCGGCAATAGATCGTCTGCTGCGTAACCACGACCGGCAGGAGTGACTCATAGAGCCAACGCTGCGTTGCGAATGCCTTGGGATTTGGGAGCGCCATTTTGTCGCCCGCGTATTTGCGATACGAGGCGATTGCATGGTCATCAAACATCGCGTATGCCGCCGGCGGAAGCAGCGATTCGCCCTCCTGGCTATGGGAGAAGATGCATAGCGAATCATTGCCGTTGTAGCGCTCACACAACCGCTCAATAAAATCGTTCTGGCGCAACTGCGCATCAACATTCCACGGCGACAGACATGACCAGGACTGCACCAGGTTCGCTGAGTGGCGCTCGCGCATCACCGTGCCGTCGCAGGCCTTCACATACCAGTCATCCGGGAAGTACGCCGGCACGTCATTGGGCGCCATGATCAACACCTTCATGCCGGCAGCCATACAACGCGACACCTGCTCGTCGCTGAACGACCAGTCGTACACGCCAGCCTGTGGCTCGACCCTACGCCATGAGACAAATTCCAGCACGGTTTGCGCGCCGGCATCGCGCAGGCGCTTCAGGTCATCCAGGGGAATGGCGCGCGCAATCTGGTCCGGTGCGTTGGGGTTCGGGCCGGTGGCCGGGATATCCATGATGATGTTGTATTCGTCGTCATGCAGGAAGCTCATCGAACCACCGCCTTATAATGAACTCATGGAAGAGAAAACTGAACAAACCAACCAAACGCAGGAAGGCAAGAAGAAGAGGACGAAAGCCGACGTTTACGTTGGCGTCGCCGGACCACACAAAACTGATATTGAAACAATCCTCTTCTATCTGAAGCAAGGGAAAACTACGCTTGAACATGAGGCATGGTATTACGGGATGTCCGTGGAAGACCTCAAGCTGCTTTGCGATTTGGATTAACATGCGCCCTCTGTCCCCACTAATCTCGGCTGTGGCCTAATGTTGCTTACCGCCCATTGGCCGTGCGGGTCTTTCAAACAGGCATAGGCCAACATTGTGCGAACCATTTCAGGCGAATAACCACGCTTACGGAACGTCCGAATCTTGTACGTCCCCGCTGTCTTGCTCACCGTATCCAGTTCACCATTGCCGCGTAACCGGGGCATGAAGACATGCTTCATAATCGGCAGTCCCATCTTTTCGCTCATCCAGCAGTACAACGCGTACCGACTCAGTAGCTCGTCGCCACAGATTAGCGTGTCAATTCCCTCCATGTGGTCCATAAAGGCAATCGTTGCCGTGAGATATGGCACGTATGGATACTGAGGTGAATCCTCGCGGATGAGAACGGGCGTTCCGGCCACCTCGTATGGGTCTTTTAGGCCAGGGAACGCCAGCCCAACGCGGCTTTCAACGTAATCATGAATCTCCGATTCATAGATCACGCGGTCCGCCTTGATGCCCAGCCACTCAAAATCCTCCAACCACCCCGCCGCGTATTCGCGCATCTTCGCTTCGCCGACATCTTTCAACCAGCGCCCCTGGTAGTCATCGAACCGCAGATCAAATGTTCCGCCGGTTGAATGTGCCTCGTGTTGGTTCACCAGCGCCAGATAGGCGTGTCCCAGATGTGGCAATCCATTGACGGTCGGATTCAGACGTGTGTTCATTCAGCCACAGCCTCGTATGTCTTCTCGAAAATATCTGCCTTGCACGGATAGAACTCACCATTCACGCCCTTGATGATCCAGTCCTGTGGCCGCCCCTCCATATTTCCCTCAAGGGTAGCAATGAGCATGATGGCGCGTTCGCTTGTATCCCTGTCAGCAAATATGTGTCCTACGCGCCCATCATTAGCCCACGCCTCAATCCTGATTGCGCATGCCACTGTTCCATCAAACTGTTCGGCCTCGATCACTACTGGGCGTTTCCTGAATTTCGGCATATCTACCTCTAGAATGTCTTCCTCTGATACTTACGGATGACATCCGCTGCAACTTTGGGAATGGACGACGGCACGATCACCACCCCATCGGCGCTCACGATTTTGTCCGCGTCACTGGCGTTCGCGCGCTGCTGGTACAACTGTGCGGCGATGATCTTCACGGCATGCACGATTTCCGGCGCCGGCGTCACGCTGAACGCCCATTTGCCTGCGATCTCTATCGCACCTTCCGGGTCCGTGACATAGGTCCACGTCTTGCCGGTAGAGCGCTTGAGCGTGATTGCAAAGTAGGGGCCGGCATTGCGCGGCGCAGTGACAAACTCAGTGGAGGCGACGACCGCCCCGTCACCATTCGTGGCCGTGCTGATCTCGGCCAGGTCAGCATCCAGGTAGAGCGTCAGATTGTCAGGGCTTACGTCACGTACTGCGTCAAAGGCGTGCGTGCTGGCCGTGCTCATCTCGAACACGCGCCCGGTCTGCGACTCGAAATACCCCTGCGCAGTCTGAATGCATGCCAGCAGCAGCACATCATCGGCGGTTGAGCCGATATCCAACCATGCCTTCAGGTCTGCGGTTGTGACGTAAGCCATCAATCACCCCCAAAAACTTACGCCATCACCAGCTTCTGGATGGCGGTGGCCAGCATGACGTGCGCATCGAAACGCCGGAACCAACGGATACCGATCTGGCCGGTGGCCGCGTACAGCTCGTTCAGGCGCTGGACGAACGGCTGGCCGAAATCGAAGATCCAGTAGTACGTCAGATCACCGAACACGATGGCGGCATTGCCGGTCGTCGCAGCCGGCATGTCCGGGCAGGTGTACACGGGTCGTCCCAGGATCGTCTCGGGTTGCCCGGCGGAGATGGCGGGCTGCCACAGGAACGCGCCGGTCGTACCGTTTTCGCGTAATTTGCGGATCAGCTTCAGCGTGGAGTCCTTCATCAACCACGTCGCACGGTCGCGGTACTGTTGCGGGACGGCGTGGTACAGGTCGATGATTTCCTCGGCGGTGATCGCACTGGTGCCGGCGGCGGTCACGCCCTGCGTGGCGCCCACGGTGATGCCTTGCGGCGCGGTCGTGCCGGCGCCGACGGTGAAGGCGTCGTTCTCGGCCAATACAAACGCGTTAGCCGCATCATCCGTCACCATCGCTTCAACCGGTATGCGGCTATCAGCCAGCAGTTCCTCGGACGTCTTCACCAGTTTGGTGTACTTCCATGGCGTCACAGTGACTTCCCCGACGGTGGGTTCCACCTCGTTATAGTTGGTCGCCTCGGCGGTGAGAATCGCCTTGGTGCTATTCGTGAGGGTTGGCACCTTGAAGCTGTTCGTGCCGTCCACGGGGATCACCCGGGCCCCGGCCGCGCGCAGGATGCTGCCCAGCGTGAGCGGCTTCACCAGCTCATTGCTGTACTTGGTGGGCACCAGGTAGCCGCCCTGCGAGGTCGTGCCCTCGTTGAGCGCGGCCTTGACGGCCCATTCTTCGTAAAGGTCGTCCTTGCCGGTGCGCAGGTACTGGCTGAAGGCTTTCACGGCCAACTCGTCAACGCTCATGTCGGCCTTGGCGGCCGGCGCGCCGAACTTTGGACGATTCAACTCGACCAGGCGCTTATCCAACTCAGCTTTCACAGCCGCTTCGACCTGTGCGTGGATATCCACCGGCGCAGCGGGCGGGGGAGTTACCGGGGGTGTTACCGCCGGCGGCGTGACTTCGGGCGTAGTATTCGGTTCCATTGCTTTCGTTCCTCCCTGCGTGGCAGGGTCATTAGAATTTGCTTCATCTACGGGGAACTCCGATAACAGTTCGTCAAGCATGGCCTTCATCTGCTGGATACGGTCGCGGTTGCGCCTCGCAAACACGGCCCCGGCTTTGACGGCCTCTGCCTCGCCCGAAGTCTCTTCGTTCAAACCGTTAAACAACTGCTCGTAATATGCGCGCACCGCCGGCAGCGCGATGGCGCGCGGGTTAATGGCGTGCTCATACGTGGCGCTATCCATCAGTGACAGTGCGCCGATCACCCAGCGAGCGATCTTGCCGCCCAGACCTTTGAGTGCCTCAGCAGGCCGCACCAGGTGCGAAATCGCATCACTGGACGCCCGAACTTTTCCGGCGCGGGCATCGGCAATCAGCTTCTGGGTGCGCGGGTTAGCCGGATCCAGTTCGGCGCGATACCACTGGCCGGCGTTATCACGCTGCGCCTTGTAGGCCCAGCCAATGCGTTCGCCGTCATCTACGCCCCAGCCGTGGTAATAGATCACCGGGATGATGGGCAGGTCTCCGAAATCCGTCTGGGGGGTGAACTCCTGGCCGCGCTTATCCATCCCATACGGTGCGCCCAGCACATCCAGCGTGGTATCGCCGGCGGCCTTGACGGAGATGGTATCGAGTTGCGGATCGGTTTCGGTTACTGGCGTGTCCATGACAATAAAAAAGCGGCCACTCTCTAAATCAGAGAGCGGCCGCTCGTGAGACTGAGTTCGACCGGATATTCGGTTACAGACAAATACTAGAACGGATGCGCCGGATTGTCAATCCTACTGTTTCGTCTGGAATGTCTCGATCACTAACTTCCCGATGCGCGTCAGCATATTGTCCAGCGTCGGCTGCATCGTATTGAGCGCCCGGTTGAAGAAATCGTTGGGCTTGGTGCCCGGGTGCCGCACAGATTTCGTCATCACCCACTCGCCGGCGGCGCCACGGCTGCCTACCGGCGCAGATGGCGCACCGTTTCCCGCAGAGCGGCGGAAGAGCAGCATAGGGATCAGGCCGTGTTTGGTGGGCAGCCAGGGCCGCTTCGCCGTGATGGTATGCGGCCTGGAACCGTTCAGGATCGTGTTGATGATGACCGGCGGGCGGTTCTTGTTGCCGGCTGTGATTTCCAGGCGCACATTGCGCGTGTCGGCATTGCGCACGGCAAAGCGAATGGAGTTCGCTGTCTCGCCGGATACGAACGGCGCCTCGCGCTTCAACTCCTCCACCATGCCACGCCCAAACGTCCTGAATTCACGCGTGGCGATGCGCGACAATTCTTCAGGAACCTTACGCAGACGTCCATTGACCCCCTGCAGTTTCGCAGATTCTATCGTGATCAGTTTCACACTACTCGCCATTTGTCACCTCCGTAAGCACCACCTTGACGCTGCCGGCAGGATATGCCTTACCGGCAACGATCACCACCGGCGCCGCCTTAGTCGCCGTCAACCCGCCATGTTCACCGAAACGATGGATCGACTCGATCTGCCCTGCCCCATCCGGCGTGAGCGCCTTCATCCCAACAAAGTCTATGACTGGTAATGTGGCATCCGCCGCAGGAACAGGGTGGCCTGCGCTCAACGGCACCACATGGTGCTCGTTACCCCATGTCAGGGTAAGCGCTGCGAATGTCATTGGCGCGTCAGGCATCGTCATGTCCGGTATGGCGTCTGATCGAGGGATGTACGCCAGCGCGATATGCGGCACGAAGCCGTGATCCATCGCCACCGGAATGCCGGCACTGGCCAGCGCGGCCACCAGCTCAGTCCTGAATTGAGCCAGGTTCACTGCATCATACGAGGCATAAATACAATCAGACTCGCCGTCCTCTACCCCGTTGAACTTACCGATCCCCTGGACGTGTCCAGCCATCGGGCTGTGGGATGCCGCAAATGTGTCAACAACACTCGTGATTTCCTGCCTCTGAGGCTCAAGGTCCTGTATCTTGCCCAGGAATGCCAGTGTCAGGTGTAATGTTTCTTCTCGGCGCGCGTTGGGCGGCAGTTCATTGTCTGCCGGCACAATGCGCCGCGCGTCGTGAGTGCTCAAGAAGAAGCCGATCATGACGCCGTTGCGTTGCTCCATGGGAAACGCCTTCGCGGATGGAACTTCCGGCGCTATCAGCTCGCCCGCTCCCGGTGTAGATTGTGGCTTCTGCTCCACCGTAAACGTGACCTGGTCGGCCTGGGGATCGTCCTCCACCGGCTCCATCCCAATCAGATCGCGCCCCTCGTTGATCGAGATAATGCTCCCTTGTACGCCAACGACGGCGCGATTCATCTTGGCGTCTGCGTCCTCGCTGAGTGCAGCGACCTGGCTCACATCGTGTTTGAAATACAGCCCGCTCTCGTATGATCCCGGCCATTCACGCCACAGCAGTTCATTGTTGAATACCTCGGCGACAAAGTCCAACTCATCCAAAGCGAACAATTCCCAGAACGTCTTGGATTGCATCGCGGCGTTGGCCAGTACAGACGCATCGCTCATATCGCCGGCATTCGCGGGCGGGACGAAGTAACACGCCATGATGTTGTGCGCCAGGCGCATCATGCGTTCCTCGCGCTGCATTTGCTGGGCCGTGAGCGCACCGGATTCGTAGCGCGTTCCGGGTGGCATGTGTTTGTCAACGCCGGCGTTGCGCGGATCCGAGTATTTGCGTTCCCACTCGGACTTCATGCGCTCGATGTCGATGTTGTTTGACAGCGCGTCGTAACTGACAATGCCCCCACCCTGTCCGCCACGCCGGTCGATGGCTTCTGCTGAGATGTCCGCCACGCCGTACGGATTGATATAGCGCAGTGCCGTGGAAGTGGGCGACTCCGCATCGATGGAGCCGTCCGGGCTGGGGTACCAGAAGCGGATGACATTCTCCGGCGGGATCAGTTCGCCGGTCACCAGCCAGCGATAGCCGGCGATAAATTTATTATCGTCCGGCTCGGGGATGCAGAGCTGGCGCGGGAGCACGTATAGCTCGCGCACCCTCTCCAGCCCGCGCACTTTGACGACGATGCAATCGCCATGAATCGAGAGTTGTGTTTCGATCATCCTGCGGAATGAGGACTTATTCGAGTTGATCGGGTTTACCTTCTCGAGCAGGTCCAGCACCTCATGCTCGGTTACTTCCGTCTCTTCGCCCGTCTTTTCGTCATACTGATACAGGCGCATCGGCGTCTGGGCAACTGCCGAGGCGCGCGCGCGGATGCTATTGCGCGCCCAGACGTTGGCGTGCGCGGCGTTGATCCAGCCGGCCGGCGTATCGCTGAACTTGTTGGCATCACTCCCCGCATGCGTGCCATACGCGCTCCAGCGTACCCGGCTCAGCGGGACCTCGGCCTTCGCGGCGATCCCCAGCGCACCTGCTAACCACTGCTGTAGTTTGTTCATATTATCCCCACCCGCCTCCTGTGCCAGTCAAATTCCGCCCGATACTCCAGGCCAGTGCCAGGCTCATCACGCAGTCATCGTGCATTCCCGCGGGCGCGCTATATCGCACTCCCGATGCCAGGCGCTCTTGTTCGTAGGCCTGCAATTCACCAATCAGAATCTCGTCCAGTAATATCTTGATCCTGCTCTGCTCAAAGCCCAGCGCCAGCGCCTCAATGATTTCCATCTTTGTCGCCATCGTCGTTGTAAAACCGCGCACCGGCAATCCATCGCGCTGTAGCTGTTCGACGATAGGCTGTCCGATGGAATTGAGCTCCGCCATGATGATGATGGGCTTAAAGCGTTCATACAGCACTCTCAGCCGGCCACGCTGGACCACGTAGTCAATCTGATTGAAGCGCTCAATATGCACGCACGCCTGCAGATTTACGTCAATGACACAGATAACCGTATAGTCATTACTGCGTCCCCAATCCACTCCGAACACGTAGCGGTGCCCGTCCACCGGCGCGTCCTGGCGCACCGCAGTTGCCGCCTTGCGCACGCGCCGAAACACTCCACCGCCATCGTCAACGAACTCAGCCAGGATCTCTTGCCGGAAGGCGCGTTCCGGGATTGTGTTGTATAAGTCCAAAATCTCAGCAAAGGGGATGTGTGGATTCTCCAGGGGATGCGGCTTGCGCACGAGGCCGCGTTCGGTAATCTCAACACCCAGCGTCGGAGCGTGGAAACGCGCCCAATCCAGACGGGATTGCGCATTCTCCCATTCCTGCCAGTACCAATTGCGTCCTTTTGGAGTGCCGATCAGCCACGCCCATCCGCCGGTATCGATCAGCGTTGGGCGCACGACCTCATGCCAGGCGCGCCCGTCGGTGAACGGCGCCTCGTCGATTACGACACCGCCGGCAGTTTTGGACCGCAGTGTATCCAGCTTATCCAGCGAGCGATACACGACGCGCCCCCCATTGGGGAGGACACAGCTCATCCGGCTCTCGTTGAAGATGCCATTGTTGCCGACTGCGCGGCGCGTTTCCTCCATCGCCGTGCGCGACTGATCGTAGGTCGGCGACGCCCAGATAACCTCCGGAGAGCGCGTAGCCGGGTCCAATAACGATTCCAGGCAGATAGACATGCACATCGTCGTCTTACGCCACCTTCTGCCCGCCCTCAGCAGGTTGAACCGTTTCGCCCGTCTCATCACGGACATCTGGCCCGGGTGTGGCATCGGCAGTAGTATTTCGCCAGTTATTGACATATCGGATCGTCAGCTCACCCGTGTGTTGCACCTCTTCGCTGAACAGCTTTAGATGCTTGCCAAGCTGCACAAGCGCAGCCTGAGCATCATAGAGCTCCACGCTAACCATCCGGGTCTTGCCAGTAGAACGCCTAAAGCTCTTGATCAGTTGCAGCTTGCCGGCTTTCTCAGCCTTGACCAGGTCAATCGTGCCGGTCTTCGGGTTGATAAAGTCGGCCATGCTTCCGCGCGCTTGCTCCGTCAGACGCACCAGCACCTCATCGGCCCCAATCTGCAACTCTTTCAAATGCTGGGTTATTTCCGCGGAAATGTCAGCCCTTGTCAGTAATTTATGTGCAGTCTGGCGAAGGCCCTTTTCTGAATAACCGGCGCGGCGGGCTGCCTCAGACGCATTCCAGCACTTAAGGTATTCCTCCACAAAGACGCGTTGCCGGTTATTCATGACTATCCTGCTACTTCCGCGAAAGCTGGGCTACAGCGGCTCATAATCTGCCATGTCGTAGCCACCCCAATGACCCTTCTCGGTAGATCTATCACCCAATTGGAAGTAGGTGCCAGCTTTGAAGCGCGACGGATAACTAATGCCATTTATGACCATTGGCGCAGATTGAAGATCAAGCAGGCGGGTGTTATAGGCCTGCACCTGCGCTCTTGTCCAGCCGTGCGCCTTAAAGCCGCCCGCCCCACCCTCATCCAGGCCCCATTCGAGGCATACGATCCAACCCGGCGCGGTGGGTGATAGGCCGCAGCGGGTGAAGTAGAAGTGCCACCGTGTCTCAAACCAATCCTGATAGGTGGGCGAGTCATTAAAGGTTGCCAGCTCCGCGACCATCTCAGCAGAGCGAGCTGATAGCGCATAGTCAACCCAGGTTGCCTCATGTTTGTCGCGGCCCACTATCCCGCGGATGATGCGTGGAGCACTCATCGCAAAAGAAGAGGGGATCGTTTTATAAATCCACTCTGGCGTTGGCGAATACAGATGCGGACCCAGCCAGCGTACATTGCCGTTGTTCCACTCTGGCGCCAGCTTCGACTTGATGACATCGCACACGGCCTGATTCGTGAAGTCCGGCGTGCCCATCGAACTGTTCAGGACGACTACGTTGGGGAACCCACGCGCTTTGAGCTGGCGCACACATTCCAGCGACCAGTCCAGGAACTTGTTCATCCCGTCAGCGGTGTTCGACGCGCCGGGGATTCCGTTATCCCATTCGTTTTCGAGTGAGATACACACATTCGGATTGTTGTGCATGAGGATGCCGCCCAGCTGCGCAATCATCTGTGATGGGCTCCAGGGATTCGTCTCATGATATTGGCGATAGAACACAAGGGGATAGGGGCTATCCGGCGTCCAGGTCATTGGGTCGCCAGTCGCCAGGCGCGCAGCGGTCACCTCATCGTTCATCACCGTGACGACATTACGCCCCTTCGACACCGCCCAATCCGCAAAGCCGCCGTTTGCCAGGACGTGATCACCCGAGGCGGCGCGATGGGGCTTCGCAGGCGCTGAGGTCACCGTCAGTGTTTGCTCGAGTGTCGTAACGGCACCGTCGGGATAGGTAATCGTCAGCGTGTACTTGGTCGTTGCACCAGGCGCCACGGTTTTATTACCACTTGGCCCCGTCACGCCGGCGCTATTTAGCCGGATCGCCGATGCCCCATCGGTATCCGACCAGGCGATTACCGCCGACTTGCCGGCAGCGATCTTATCCGGGGTAATCGTCAGCTTGGGTATCTTGGCTGGGGTAGCGACCGTTTTATAGAGAATCGCGCGGTAAATCGCAAATTCATTAGTGGGGCCATAGCGCGGGACGAGCGTCGCTTCATCCCCATGCCAGGGGTCATGAACAATAATAGCCCCCGCCGCATTGATGCCAACCCCCAGCACAAAATGCTGGTGGTCCCGGTGTGTGAGCTTGACATTGGTAGCCGCCGGCCCGCGATCATCCACCTCAATGAGGGCAGATTGACCCGACTTCAGCCAAGCCACCAGCGCCGCCAGCTCCGACGCCGGCATATCCTCACCGATATAGCTGCGAGCTTGCGGGTTCTGGCAAACGCATGGGCCCCACTCCACCGGCCGGCAGGCCGACACATCAAAGGATTGCAGATAGGCCGCGCCGCCCTGGGTGTAGTTACTATGCCCATTCAGGCATCCCATGAAGCTATCGATATATGCCGGCAGGAAGGGCTGATCCCGGCAAACCATCATGAGGAGGCTCATAAACAAGCAGCCGGACACCCCGACTGTTTCACTCGAATAGCCGATGCTTTTATCTTTCCACCGCACGTCGCGCTGGGCAAGAATTGGGTAACTCATATTTCTCCTAAGTCAATACGGCGTTTGGCCTGGCACGTTGAATCGCGTTCACCAGCTCGTCGTACTTCCCCAGCCGCTGGGCTTCCTGCATGAGTCGCAGGGCGACGACCGGCTGGCCCCCGTCGGGGATATCCTCTATGCTCAACCCGACGTCAGCCGCGAGTATCTCCAGACTTTCCTTGTTAAACAGCCGCACCATCGCGGTGTAGACGCCGTCGGTCCGGTTGGACGTGATCTGCATGGCGTCGCCGGGGGTCAGCACATTGCGCGCCTGGAGTAGCTGGACGAGGATGACCATCTGACCTTTGAGCGTCGCGATCTCCTGGGTCAGCGCGGCCTTTTCGCGCTGGTACGTTCGCTGAGCATCCGCCATTTCCTGCTGGTGCTCACGCTGACGCTGAGCGATTGCGCGGCCATGGCGGTTTTCCTGCGTCAACACTGCGATCACGGTTGCACCTACACCCCCGATTGTGTTCGCTGCCAATGCCACTCCTAAGATCAAAAGGACCTGGTCAAGCTGAATCGTCGTCATGGTCCCCCACGTTGCAATTATTCGGATTTCCGTGCGGCTTTCTGCAGCTTGTATGCTCCCTGGCTAGCTGCCCAGGCGCTGAAGACTGCGATCAGCACCGTCACATAGGGGGATAGCGTGGTGATGACATCGGCCGGCAGCAGATCGATCAGCAATTTCGCCAGCACCGCCAGAAACGTCGTAGCCAGCAGGATCAGTAATGACTTGCGATCCCCCGGCTGAGCCTGGAACCACGCCCAGCGCATTGCCAGCCAGCTGATAACAGCAGCCGCCCCACCCCCCGTAGCGATCCACAGCAGCAGGCTGCTGAGATCCGTGGGGGGAGATTGACTCACCGTGCCGGATTGTGCGAACGCCGGCACGCACCAGCCCAGGAAGGCGCTACACAGAACCACGACGAACACAAGCGCGCGCAATAGCCACGAACGATTGAGAGTGAACGACATGTGATACCTCCATAGACAACAAAAAGCGGCCACTCTCTGATTTAGAGAGTGGCCGCTTGAAAACCAAGTTCGACCGGATATTCAGTTATTGCTTATCATACTGCGAATCAGGGGGAAGTGTTAGCTCTCCATAATCGCGCTGAAATTTGATGCCGATCCGGGCACCGTTGCGGACGATGTACAGCATCGCCAGCCCATTCTTCTGGCAGCCCAGCAGAGCCGCCTCACGCTGAATCTGACGGGCAAGCGCGACCGCCGCGACAGCCATTGACTTTTCAAACGGTGTCAGATCACACAATTCCGCCGGCAGCTCTCCCTCCACCATCAGCGTTGATGGTAGAGCCTTCGTTCCTCGGTGTCAATACCAGTCGGTGAACGCGCTAAACCGTAGATGAGACAATAAAAGCCGCACACCCGGGCGGCCTGTCGCGTATCCAAACACTTGTCTGATCGGGGATTAGGGGAGGCTCTCGTACGCATTAATCTGTAGCCAGAGTTATAGTCACCCCCGATGCCTTGATATAA